GGTCATTGCGTAGCCCGACACTTGGCTACCGATAGGACCAAAACGGTCATTTTAATTTGAGGTAGGAGGCCTCATGAAACAGCAAATTGAATATGTGGAAACATCAAAACTGGTGCCATATGCGCGTAATTCGCGCACTCATTCTGACGAGCAAGTGGCGCAAATCTGCGGTTCTATCAAAGAGTTTGGGTTTACCAACCCGGTCCTGATCGATGCTGATGGGATTATCATCGCAGGCCACGGCAGGACGCTTGCCGCCCAGCGGCTGAATATGAAAGAGGTTCCCTGCTTGCGGCTCGACTATTTGACTGAGGCGCAAAAGAAGGCCTACGTCATCGCCGACAACAAGTTAGCCCTCAACGCCGGTTGGGACGAGGAGATGCTGGCGCTTGAGTTGTCAGGTTTGAAAGACTCAGACTTTGATCTGTCTCTCACAGGTTTTAATGAGGATGAGATTGAGGTCATCTTGAGAGATGACAGCATTGATGAGGATGGTTTGATTGATGATGATGACGCGCCGGGCTTGGAGGATGATGCTGTATCAAAAAATGGTGATGTTTGGATTCTTGACGACCACAGGGTGATGTGCGGCGATTCAACAAATATAAGCGATGTTGATGTTCTGACTGATCAAAAACTGTGCGATGCCTGCTGGACCGACCCGCCATACAATGTCGCTTATGAAGGCTCAAATGGCATGACCATAAAAAACGACAGTATGAAAAATGATGATTTCTACAATTTTTTGTATGATGCGTATGTAGCTATGTTTTCTGCAATGAAAGAGGGCGCTGCAATTTACGTTGCTCACGCAGATACTGAGGGGTTAAATTTTCGCCTGGCCTTTAGAGAAGCCGGGTTCAAATTGTCCGGCTGCTTAATCTGGGTAAAGGAGAGCCTGGTACTGGGGCGATCAGATTATCAGTGGCGGCATGAGCCGATTTTGTATGGCTGGAAAAAAGGAGCCGCCCACAAATGGTACAGTGGTCGGAAAAATACAACCGTACTCGACCAGACTTATGCGCCGTATAATTTTATTGATGATAACAATTTGCAGATTGATCTGGGCAAGACATCACTGGTTGTTTCTGGTGAAGGCTTGGAGGTTGATGAGGTGCAAAGCACAATCATAAAGGTGGCCAAACCCAAAAGAAATTCAGATCATCCAACAATGAAGCCTGTTGATCTAATTGTTGGCATGTTGAAAAACAGCACAAAGCGCGGTGATTGCGTGTTAGATTTGTTTGGCGGTTCCGGGTCCACCCTGATCGCCTGTCAAAAGACAGGCAGATCATCTCGGTTGATGGAGCTTGATCCTAAATACTGCGATGTGATCGTGCGCCGCTGGCAAGAGTTCACTGGCAAAGAGGCGGTGCATAATAAAACCGGCAAGACTTTTGCGGAGATGAGCGATGGCTGATTCCACTTATCCGCTAGATACAATCGCTAAACTGCTAGATTTAACGCCGCAGCGCGTGCTGCAACTTGTCAAAGAAGGTGTCATCCCAAAGAAAGAGCGCGGCAGATACGAGCTGGTGCCGGTGGTTCGGGGGTATATCAAATATCTGCGCGAGCGTGGATTGCGTGCTGATGTGAGTGGTGATGACTACAACGCGCATCGCACTAGGTTGACCAAAGTTAAAGCCGACCTGGCTGAGATGGAGAAAGCGCAAATCGAGGAGCAGCTAATCCCCGCTGCTGATGTCGAGGCCGCCTGGATGGAGGTGGCGCAAAATATGCGGCAAAAGTTACTAGCATTTCCACAGCGTGTTGCTCCGGAGGTCTATGCCGCTGAGAAGTTGGTCGAAGTCAAAAGCGTTTTAAAGGATAACATCTATGATGCGTTACAAGAGATAGCAGATGTCAAAGTCAAAGTCGTTAACCCTATCCGGCCATCAGACAGTGGCGAGGATCAGCAAGCAAATCCTGGAGGCGATGCAGCCGCCGCCAAATCTGGCGGTTGATGAATGGGCTGATCTGTATCGGCGTTTATCTCCAGAGGCATCTGCTGAGCCTGGCCTGTGGTCCACTGACCGCGCCCCATATCAGCGGGGCATGATGCAGGCCGTGTCCGATCCAACTATTGAGCGGGTCGTTTTTATGACCGGGGCGCAAATCGGCAAGACCGAGATCATCAATAACTCTGTTGGTTACTTTATCGATCAATCACCGTCTCCTTTGCTCATTGTCCAGCCCACTCTCGAAATGGCGAAGATGTGGTCTAATGATCGCCTCGCGCCTATGCTGCGAGATACGCCTGCGCTTAAAAATAAGGTTAAGGATGCGCGGTCACGCGATAGCGGCAACACGCTATATCAAAAATCTTTTCCTGGTGGATATCTGGCTATCGTTGGCGCTAACAGCCCGGCTGGCCTGGCATCAAGACCTGTCCGATGCGTTATGTTCGATGAGGTGGATAGATATCCTGCAAGCGCCGGTTCCGAGGGTGACCCAATAAATCTAGGCATCGCCCGGACAAAAACATTCACCCATAACAGAAAAATTGTAATGGTTAGCACGCCGACAAACAAAGGCGCATCAAGGATTGAGGCTGCTTTTGAACAGAGCGATCAGCGTTATTATTATGTGCCGTGTCCTGATTGCGGCCACAAACAAAAGCTAGAATGGTCTAATGTGCATTGGTCAAAGGATGCGCCAGAGACTGCTGAGTATATTTGCGAGGATTGCGGCAGCGCCTGGGATGATGCCAAGCGATATCGTGCTGTTAAAGGTGGCGAGTGGCGTGCCAATGAGGCATTTACTGGCACTGCTGGATTCCATCTTTCCGGCCTTTACTCTCCCTGGACGCCCTTGGGCGATATTGCTAGGGATTTTATTGCCGCAAAACAATTGCCGGATACATTGCGCGTTTTTGTAAATACCACCCTTGCACAATCCTGGGAGGATCAGGGTGAGCGAGTGGATGACTATGATGTGGCGCAGCGTGCAGAGGAGTTCGGTCCACGATTGGATGAAAGCATTGTAGTCGTAACCGCTGGTATTGACGTCCAAGATGATCGCTTAGAGCTTGAGGTTGTCGGTTGGTCGGGCGGCCCAAATCACACAGAAGAAAGTTGGAGCCTGGATTACCGCACGCTGTATGGCGACCCATCAACGCCGCAACTGTGGCAGGATTTAGATGCAATCCTAGCCAGCAAGTATGAGACCGCTGATGGGCGCACACTGCAAATCCGAGCCGCCTGCATTGACAGTGGCGGCCACTATACAAAGGCGGTTTATGACTTTGTGAGACCGCGCGAGGGACGGCGTATTTTTGCCATCAAAGGTATGGCTGGCCAGGACCGGCCAGTGGTTAGCAGACCCACCAGAAACAACATCGGCAAGATCAGGCTGTTCACTCTGGGGGTTGACAACATAAAGGATTTAATTTTCTCGCGTCTTAGGTTACAATCAGAAGGTCCGGGTTACTGTCATTTCCCGAATGACCGGCCAGATGAGTATTTTAAGCAACTGGCGTCATCGGAAAAAATCGTGACGAAATATCACAAGGGGTTCCCCCGGCGTGAGTTCGTTAAGACAAGGACCAGGAACGAGGCATTGGACTGCCGGGTTTATGCGATAGGGGCGTTGGCTATTTTGAATTTGAACCTAGACAGCCTGGCAGAGCGTGCGGCGCGGCAAGTCAAAGAGGACCGGCCAGATGCGCCTCAGAAGCAGCCGCCTCGCCATCATGCGGCGAGACGCGGTAATTTTGTTAATGGGTGGCGCTGATGGCTAATTTGTTTGATACGGATAACGCGCCAACAATCGAGCCTGATCAGATTGTTGTCGGAGATCGCGTCACTTGGCGCAAAAAGAGCCTTGGTCAGGATTATCCATCAACTGCGTATTCTGTAGCTTATATTAGCCGCGTGTCGTCTGCTGGTGGCAGTCATGAGTTTACAGTCACTGGATCGGCAGATGGCAATGATTATCTGTTTACGATTGCCAGCACAGCGAGCGCTAGTTTTGACACCGGCCATCATCACTGGCAACTAGAGATAACGCGCACCAGCGACAGCGAGCGGATCGTTATACAGACCGGCTCCTGGGACATAATCACCGACCTGGACAACAACGTTGACCCGCGATCTCATGCCGAGATTATGGTGGACAAGATTGAAACGGTCCTGCAAGGCCGGGCTGATGCTGATGTTTTGTCCTACTCAATCAATGGTCGGTCATTGTCCAAGATGCAGCCATCCGAGCTGGTTGAGTGGCGTGATTATTACCGGCGCGAGGTGACGCTAGAGCATAAAAAGGACCACGTTAAAAATGGCCGCGCCCACGGTGGCTCAATCAGAGTGAGGTTTTAACGATGGGGCTTTTTGATTTTGTTAAACGTAATGAGAAGCCTGCGAAGGGCAAGCGCAGCTATGCGGCGGCCAGGGGTGGCCGGTTGTTTGCGGATTTCACTCAGTCTGGCAATTCTGCCGATAGTGAGCTGCGATTTACGCTGGAAGTCATGCGGAACAGAAGCCGCGAGCTTGTGCGCGACAATGAGTTTGCCCGGCGTTATGTAAATCTGCTGAAAACCAATGTGGTTGGAGACAGCGGTTTTCATCTGCAAGTCAAAGCCCGGAACGATGACGGCCAGCTAGATGGCATCGGTAACACAATGATTGAGACCGCCTGGCGCGAGTGGGGCCGTCTTGGTGCGCCGACTGCTGATGGGCGCATGTCCTGGTATGACTGCCAGCGCCTGGTGATCGAAACACTGGCGCGAGATGGTGAGGTTTTTGCTCGGAAACTAAAGAGCAGCAAATACAGAGATGGTTTTGCAATCCAGTTTCTTGAGGCTGATCTAATTGACGATAAGAAAAATGAGACGCTGGATAACGGCAATCAGATCAGGATGGGTATTGAGATGGACAAGGCCCATCGCCCCATCGCTTACTATGTCCTGACATCACATCCTGGTGATAGATATTATCACAGCAACGCTGGCTCAAAGCATGTGCGCGTTCCGGCTGATGAGATCATCCACGTTTTTATGCCTACCAGGACGCACCAGACACGCGGTGAGCCATTTATGGTTGCGGCTATGTCGGCGCTCAAGCATCTACACGCATTTAGAGAGGCTGAGGTTATTGCCGCCCGGATCGGTGCCAGCAAGATGGGCATGATCACAACGCCTGGTGGCGATGACTTTGTCG